TACTGCTGGGGCAATACCAGCTTCGCCAACAGATTTGTTAAATGCTGAGATTGCGGCGGCAACTGTATTAGCACCGGGCTTAACAGCTAATTTACCCGGTTCTTTAGTAGAAGATATGGCTTCAACGGCGGCTGGTGCGGTGTATATACAAGATCAAGCTTTTGTAGATTTGGTTAACTCTATTAGCCCTGCAACTGCCAACCCTTCAATTCTTTATCAATTGGGGCAAGTCTATGGTGTCGAACAAGGTCAAGGCTCTAATACTTCCGTTTATGTTGTTTTTACAGGTATTGCTGGTTTTGTTATTCCTATTGGATTTACTGTATCTGATGGTAGCTACCAATATACAGTTCAGGATGGGGGAATTGTTGCAACTTCTGGGCAAACTTCTCCACTTTACTGTTTAGCAACAGTTCAAGGTTCTTGGGCTGTTCCAGCGGGGACTGTTACTCAAATTATTACCTCTGTACCAGCAGGGTTTACCCTTACTGTTATTAATCCTGATGATGGATTGCCCGGTCTTACAGCACAAACAATTGCTTCTTATCAAGCTCAAGTAATGCAAGCTGGTATGGTTACTTGTCAAGGTGTACCTACTTTTATCAAAGCTCAATTACAAAAAGTCTTAGGAGTACAAGATAGGTTAATTTCTATTCGTCTAATAGCTACAAATCAATGGGAAATTATTTGTGGTGGTGGTGATCCTTATGAAGTAGGTAACGCCATATTTAATAGCGTTCCTGATATTTCTAATTTGGTAGGCTCTACTCTTGCTGTTACTGCTATTACTACTGCAAATCCGGGCGTTGTTACTACCGATTTAAATCATGGTTATGCAACTGGACAAGTAATAACCATAGCTGGTGTAGATCCAACTTGGTTTAATAATGATTACACAATTACTGTTATTGATGAAAAATCCTTTAGTTTAGGGGTAACGACTGTAGGTCATTCTTATGTAAGTGGCGGCGTTGTAACGCCTAATTTACGCAATATAACTGTTTCTATTGATGATTATCCAGATATTTACGATATTACTTTTGTAAACCCCCCTGCTCAAACTGTTCAAATAGTAATTACTTGGAACACTATTTCTGCTAATTTAATATCCCCAACGGCTGTAGCTCAATTAACAACTCCAGCTATTGTTGATTATATTAATAGTATCCCTGTAGGCGTTCCAATTAACACTTATGAATTGCAAGATGCTTTTCAAAATGCAGTAGAACCTATTATTCCAGCTAGCCAAGTATCTAAAATTAACTATGTAGTGGCAATTAATGGAATAGATACTGCTCCAACTTCTGGAACTTTATTAATTTATGGTGATCCTGAAAGCTATTTTTCTACTAATGCTTCATTGGTATCAGTAGTACAAGGCTAATATGCTTACACAAGTGCTTCCAGCTTACCTTTATCAGCAATATACAAAAGATCCGTATAACGAAGATTTACAGGCTTTTTTTACTGCTTATAACAATACTTCCCAAACTAGGCTGGATGCCACTAATAACTTAAATTTGCCTATTTATACAAAGCAAATAGCTCCTTTATTGGATTGGACAGCTTATGCCATTTATGGTGTAACTAGACCTAGCCTTGGCTCTCCTGCTCAATTTTCACCTTTAGGTGTATATGACACAGTTCCTTATGACACTACAGCTTATACGCAAAATATAACAACTGGCACAAATAGCTATTATATTGTTGATGATGATGTTTTTAAGCGTATTTTGACTTGGAATTTTTATAAAGGTGATGGCTTTCAATACACTACACAATGGTTAAAGCGTAGAGTTAAAAGATTTTTGTTTGGTATTGACGGAATTGATTTTCCTATAGATGAAACTTATAAAATTAGCGTTGTTTATAGTTCAAATAATACTATAACTATTACAATACCTAATTATGCTATTGCCCCTATTTTTGCTTCAGCTTTGGAATCTAAAGTATTAAATCTTCCATTTCAATATAACTACATAGTAGTTATTTCTACAGGGATAGTTTCTTGGGAAAATGATACTAGTGTTCCTGTTGGATGGATAAATAATTTTAGCAATCCTATTGATTGGTACACTCCTGTTTAAAGGAAATATTTATGTCAGTTCCGTATACTTTTGCTTCTGCTACATCACCAATTCCTTTATCAGAATTAGATGATAATTTTGCTACTGGAATTACTTTAGGTGGAACTACAGTTTATTTAGGTGGAACATACCCTGCTTTTCAAACTTCTGGATATTCTGGATATTCTGGCTATAGTGGTAGCGGCATAAGTGGCTATTCAGGAAAATCTGGATACTCTGGACTTGGATTTTCTGGCGGGTCTGGTGCATCGGGCTATTCTGGATACTCTGGACTTGGATTTTCGGGTGGCTCTGGCGCATCAGGTTATTCTGGATATAGCGGATTATCTGGATATTCAGGATCAGGCATTTCTGGGTATTCTGGATCAGGCATAAGTGGTTATTCTGGTTATAGTGGTTTGACTGGGGCGGCTATTGTTATTAAAGGCACAGTTGCAAATTCAGCCGATTTGCCACCTACAGGAAATACAATTAATGATGCTTATGTAACATCAGATACAGGTGACCTTTGGGTTTGGAATGGAACATCTTGGGTTGATATTGGACAATTTGTAGGATATTCTGGCTATTCAGGAAAATCAGGTTATTCAGGTTACAGCGGTATTTCTGGTTATTCTGGTAGTGGAATTTCTGGCTATAGTGGTAGTGGAATTTCAGGTTATTCAGGTATTTCAGGTTATTCAGGTATTTCTGGATATTCGGGATCTGGTATAAGTGGTTATAGCGGATCAGGTGTTTCAGGCTATAGCGGTTCAGGAATATCTGGTTATTCAGGATTTAACGGAATAAGCGGTTTTTCTGGAGATTCTGGTACAAGCGGATTTAGTGGATTTAGCGGTATTAGCGGAATAAATGGAACTAATGGTATTTCTGTTAGTGGCTATTCTGGTGCATCAGGATATTCTGGTTATAGTGGCGTATTAGGATTAAGTAGTTATTCAATTACTGAATCTGGTGGTAAGCTAATATTTAAATATGGTTCTACTACTATTGCTTCAATGGATAGCTCTGGTAACTTTATTGCACTTAGTAACATTACTGCATACGGAACACCATAATGCAAGCTGGAAAAGATTATATCTATTTTTATAAAGACATAATTCCTCATATCATCGTAACTAAAGGTGAATATGAAGGGCTACATTTTTCCTTAGATGGCTCAGTAGTTAAAAGCGAATATGCTAATGGTAAAGAAAATCATTCTTTAGAAAGCTCTTATACCCTAAAAAAAGAATGGAAAAATATTCCATCAATACAGAAAGATGGAAAAATTATTACTTTTACTTCTAAAGATAAAGAATTTTTAGATGATCTTATTTTGAATTTTGTACAAGAAATTAATGGGTAAGATATGACATTAAATGCAAGCGGGCAAATAAGTTTAGCGGGTTCTACTACAGGGCAATCTATTGCTTTGGAATTAGGATTAGGTGCAACTACTCAAATCAGCTTAAATGATTCAGCAGTTAGAACTTTAGCTGGTGTTCCTAGTGGCGCAATTATTATTCCCACTAATTTTTATGGTAAATCTAACTTAGTAACCATCAATCTTACTATTGCCTCTAATACTAAAAATTACAATATTAAATCTTCTGCTACTGGATATAGCGCAGGAAAAACTACTGTAAATTTAACTATTAATTCTGGAGTTGTAGTTGGTTCTACTTCAACTTCCACTTATGCAATGGATACTGGCTCAGGTTGGGCTACTGGCGATGTAATCAATATAACTAATAATGGATACATAGCGGGTAAAGGTGGTACTGGTGGTCGTGGCGGTACTCCTTCTCATCAAACTGGTTGGGTTGGTACTGCTAGTGGTGCGGCAATAAATCTGCAATGGAGCATTGCTACTTTTACTAATTCTAGTGGCTATGTTTACTCAGGTGGTGGTGGTGGTGGGGGGGGTGCTTGTGGCACTCAAAGTGGTGGTGGTGGTGGAGGTGGTGGTGGTGGATCATCAGTAGGAATTGGAGGTGCTGGCAATGGTCAATCTACCCCAAATAGAGGGGCAGTAAATGGCACTAATCATGGACATGGCGGAAAAGGTGGTGGTCATCAAACCTATTACGGAGGGGCTGGTGGTGCTTTAGGAAGTAATGGTGGTGCACCAGCAGATGATAGTTCAAGAGGCGGTGGTGGTGGAGGCGGTGGTGGTGGTGGTGCTTCAGGACACAAAGGTGGAGTAGGAAATTCATTTGGAAGTGCTGGCGGTGGTCATGGAAAAGCAATCAACCTGAATGGTAAAACTATTAACGGAACAACATCACTCACCAGAACTTATGGTGGCATTTCTTAACTAGGAAAAAATATGACTTATCAAATCGTGGGCTTTAATTCTGCAAACAGCAACATCACTCTATTAGTCAATGGAAAGCAAATCAATTTTTCATTACCTATTGTGGATGGTCTTTATCCTGAAGGCGATGCTTTAGTTTCTTTGCTAACTACTTATGCAAATAATGTTGGAGTGCAACAGGGATCAGATACAGCGAGTAATTCTGCAAGTATTCAATCCTTAGTCACCTCATTGCCTGATTCAATTATTGCAACTCAAGCAAGAGCAAAAAGAAATGGATTACTGCGCCAATCAGATTGGTCGCAATTGCCTGATGCCAATGTGGATAAGGCTATCTGGGCAACCTATCGTCAAGCATTAAGGGATTTACCATTGCAAAAAGGTTTTCCAAATATTGAAATGCCTACTAAACCTTTGTAATGTATCTTTTTCTTGCTATTCCGAATTTTTGCGGAAGTACATTAATGCACAGCTTATTAGAAACTGTGCCTAGTGTAGTACCGCTTACTCGTAATAAACAATATGGAAAAGATGATTTTGTAGAAGGAAATGGATTGGCTTTTAGAGGTTATAAAAATATTTCTCTTTCGCCTCATTCTATCGAAGCTAATATGCTTCATGTATTTACTAATCCAAAAAAATATGATTGGAATTTAATTAAGCAAATTTGGGAAGAAAATTGGTTTAACACTAATCCTTATGCAACAATTCAAATGCAGAAAACGCCTTCTGACGTATTACGAATTCCATTAATGCAACCTCACTTTAATGCTCATTGGATTTTGTCAGTTCGCAATCCCTATGCGTATGTAGCATCAATCATGCGAAAAGCTCCTTATGGGCTTGATCCAATTCGCCAATTAGGAGAAATTTGCTTTCATGTACTAAAGGTAATGGAATTGCAAATTGAGAATCGTAAATACTTAGGCGATAAAGCCTATGTAATGACTTATGAAGATTTCATTGCTCGCCCTGAATGGCATCGAAATGAAATGGCTAAATGGATTCCTGATTTAAAATACATTGACTTTAAATCGCAGGAATTGATGGTTAAAGGCAGTAAAGTTGTTGAGATTAAAGATGATAGTCAAATGCGTATTCAGAGTTTAATAGATGATGTACCAAACATCATTTCTAGCATCAATGAATTTTTTGCACCACAAGAACATTTACTTAATTATTGGGGGTATGAACTAATTGAAGAAAATTCTCATTATGGGTTTACCGGGGTCGGGAAAAACCTATTTAGCCAAAGCACTCAAACGCTATCTTGAGCAAAATGGACAAATCTCTTATGCCAGAGCATTAAACGAGCATATTGGGGGCTTTGACTGCAAAGTAACTTGGTTTAATGCAGATGAGGTTCGTAAGTCTTATAACGACTGGGATTTTAGTAATGAAGGCAGAATTAGACAAAGTTTAAGGATGGCTGAGTTTGCACTTAAAGCGGGCGGTGAATATGTTATTTGCGATTTTGTAGCCCCTTTAGTAGAGATGAGAAATAACTTTAAAGCTGATTGGACTATTTGGATGGATACGATAGATGCTGGTCGTTTTGAGGACACTAATAAAGCGTTTATACCCCCAGAAGTATATGATTTTAGGGTAACTGAACAAAATTGTGAAAAATGGGCAGAATTTATTGGCAACCATATAATTGACAATTGCTACCGCCCTACATTTAATTGGCAAAAAGAAACTGTACAAATGCTTGGAAGATGGCAACCTTGGCACAAAGGTCATAGAGCCTTATTTGAAAGGTCTATAGCTAAAACAGGGCAAGTAGTTATTCAGATAAGGGATTGTCAGGGATGGCAGGGGTCAAACCCTTTTGCTATAAACCAAGTAAAAGAGCTAATTAAGCGGGATTTAGATCCTCTTTATCAAGGACAATATGAAATTCAAATTGTCCCCAATATCGTTAATATCACTTATGGTAGAGATGTTGGGTATAAAATTGAAAAAGAAGAATTTGACAAAGAAGTAACCAATATTAGCGCAACCAAAATCCGTAAGGAAATGGGAATTGAATGAAAGCATTGTTCGCAGTATTGTTAAGGCTTATAGTTATAGGGTTTGTGGCACATTGACTACTATTACCATTTCTTATTTAATTACAAGTCAAATACTAATATCTTTAAGTATTGGGGCAACAGAAATGATCCTAAAACCATTCATTTATTGGTGTCATGAGAGAATATGGAACGAAGTTAATTTTGGGAGAAAATAATGGATAACAGTTTAACGGCATTTTTATGTTTTTGTTTAGGTATCTTTGGTGGTGCTTTTTTCTGCTATTGGATTAAAGATGGAAAAGATAAAACTATTCTTCTTGATGATTGCAATGCAATTAAGTCCGCACAAAGTACTTTTGTAACTGCCGCTTTAGTTCCTTATGGCATGGATATACCTGCACCTACAGATGATGATCCCTCTGCTACTGCTAGAGTATTTACAGATTCAACTGTTCAAACAGCTTTAAATACTTATTACCAGCAAACTGCTCAAATTCCTTAATAAAATTAAGTAATTTTGCTTGTTTTTCGTTACAATTTGTAAGTGCTTGGTGATGCGGGCTAGATTAAGGAAAACTTATGACAATTCAGCTTTTTGCCAATAATGCAAAAACAACGCTTGCCGCACCTATTAATGCTACACAGACTACTATTACAGTAGCTCCCGGAACAGGTTCGCTTTTCCCAAACCCTGCTTCTGGTCAAGCATTTATGGTTACTTTAGTTAGTGCCGCTTCATCTACAACTTATGAAATTTGCCTTTGTAATGGAAGATTGGGTGATACTTTATCAGTAATAAGAGGTCAAGAAGGAACTTCTGGAACACCTTTTTTACTAAATGATATTGTTGGTAACTTTGATACCGCTGGCGTAATGAATGGATTGGTTCAAGCTGTTCAGCTTCAAAATCAATATTTTTTATTTGCAGTAGCTAGTGGATCAGCAAACGCTTTAACCGCTACTATTTCCTCGTCTTTAACAACAGTTCCTAACGGAATGTCTATTGTTATTCAGTCTGCTTTTGCCAATACTGGAGCAATTACTTTAAATTTAACTTTAGGATCTACAGCAACAGGAGCTTTGCCTATTGTTTCAGGCAATAATACTCCGCTTGTGGGTAACGAAATCCCTTCTGCTGGATACCCAATCACTTTATCTTATAGCTCAGTCTATAATGCTTGGGTGATTACTGATGGTAATGTGAACTTAAACGCTTATGCGCTTATTAATAGCCAAACCTTTACAGGGACTCCTAGAGTACCAACCCCTGCATTTAATGACAATAGTACTATTATTCCAAATACATTATGGGTTCAAAATCAATTAGCTAACTATGCTCCAATTTTTAGCCCAACATTAACTGGTGTACCCGCCGCACCCACAGCTCCAAATGGTACAAACACTAATCAAATAGCTTCAACTGCTTTTGTTAAAAATGCTGTTTCAACTGTTCCTGTTTTAGGTTCTACATGGACTAATTACACAGGGATAAAAACTTCTTATACTACTTACACAAATACAACTGGTAAATACATTCAAGCATTTTGTAATTCTGGTTGTAATGGTGGTGGTAATGGTTCTATTTGGATCAATGGAAATCAAGTAGCTAATTGGGCGGCACAGTTTAATGGATGCGGTGGTTATAGCTGTAATATGGCGGCAATTATCCCGCCCGGAGCTACTTATTACATTAGCTCTAGTGGATCAGTCAATTCATGGTGGGAGCTAGTTTAATGAAACATTTTGTAGATGAAAATAATATTGTTCATGCTTATCCAAAAGATGGATCTCAAAATCATTTAATTGGTAATAAAAAAGAAATTACTATTGAAGAAAGAGAAGCTTTAATTCTTCAAAAACAACAATCTGATTTTGATGCACAAGATTGGTATAGAAAACGCATTTATAGCTATCCCGATATTGGTGATTTTATTGATGCTTATATTACTGATAACAAAGAAGCAATGGAAGAATATCGCCAAAAATGCCTAGCTATTAAAGCTAAATATCCAAAACCTGAAGGATTTTAATTATGACATACAACTATGGTAGCCCCATTACAGGCACTCTTACTGGAACTACTTTAGAAGTATTAGTTCCTAATTTGGTTTATCCAGCAACAATTGTGCTTAACTCCGCTGATACTGATAGAGCAATTCAATTGTCTTTGGATTCTGGTGATACTTATTATGCAAAAGTAACTCCTACTGGAACTGCAACAGGTCAAGTTTATTATGTTTTAACTTTTCCAGTTACAAAAATTAAATTTACTGGTGTAGCCGCTGATACTTACGCAATTCTTTAATAGCGTTGAATAGGGAAATATTATGACAATGCTACTGTTTGCTAACCAAGCACAAACAACACTTGCCGCACCAATTACAAGTGCATCTACAACTTTAACTGTCGCAAGTGGTACTGGTCAATATTTTCCCCAACCAGTAGGCGATGAAATTTTTAAAGTTACTTTAGTTAATTCAACTAATAACCTTGTTACTGAAATTTGCAACTGTACGGCTAGAGTTGGCGATGTATTAACAGTAGTTCGTGGTCAAGAAGGTACTGTTGCTCAAGCTTGGAAATTTAGCGATTTTGTTACCAATTTAGTTACTGCTGGAACATTACAGTCTTTTAGTCAAATTTCTGGCTGGAGTGGAAATTCAGGTTATAGCGGATATTCTGGCATTTCAGGTTACTCTGGTATTTCTGGATTTTCAGGTGTATCAGGCTATTCAGGGTCAGGTGTATCAGGATTTTCAGGCTTTTCAGGTGTAAGCGGATTTTCTGGTTATAGCGGATTTTCAGGGATTTCTGGGTTTTCTGGCTATAGCGGGGCTTCAGGAAAATCAGGTTTTAGTGGACTTAGCGGCTATTCTGGAATAAGTGGTTATTCAGGAAAATCAGGATTTAGTGGAATTTCAGGTTATTCAGGCTTTTCGGGTTATTCAGGATTTTCAGGAAAATCTGGTTATTCAGGAAGTGGCATTAGTGGCTATTCGGGTATTTCTGGATATAGTGGATTACCGGGTGCGGCAATTAATGTTATAGGCACAGTTCCAACATCTGCCGATTTACCGCCAACCGCTAATTTAAATGATGCCTATGTAACTGAAAATACAGGCGATTTGTGGGTATATACAGCTACGGGATGGGTAGATATTGGTCAATTCGTTGGCGATAGTGGCTATTCTGGGTATTCAGGTTCAGGTGTTTCTGGTTATTCTGGTTTTTCTGGCGAATCTGGTTATTCAGGCTATTCAGGCTATTCAGGCTACTCTGGTATTTCTGGTTATAGTGGCGATTCTGGGATTTCTGGTTGGTCTGGTGATAGTGGCATATCAGGCTTTTCAGGTTATTCAGGCGATAGTGGCATCTCAGGCTATAGCGGAGATAGTGGTATCTCAGGATTTAGCGGTGATAGTGGTATTAGCGGTTTCTCAGGCGATTCTGGTATTAGTGGCTACTCAGGATCAGGAATATCTGGTTGGTCTGGCGATAGCGGCATATCAGGATTTAGTGGCGATAGCGGAATTTCTGGCTATTCAGGTTATTCTGGCGATTCAGGGATTTCTGGTTATTCTGGTGATAGCGGAATTTCTGGTTATAGCGGTGATTCAGGAATAAGCGGATATTCTGGAGATTCAGGAATTTCTGGCTATTCAGGGTCAGGAATTTCTGGCTATTCTGGATATAGCGGAATTTCTGGGTATTCTGGCTTTAGCGGTTACTCTGGCATATCAGGATTTAGTGGCGATAGCGGAATATCGGGTTACTCAGGTGATTCTGGTATTTCTGGTTGGTCTGGAGATAGTGGAATAAGCGGCTATTCTGGTGATTCAGGTATATCTGGTTTTTCTGGTGATAGCGGTATTTCGGGTTATTCAGGATTTTCAGGAGAATCAGGATTTAGTGGTATTTCAGGCTATAGCGGATTCTCTGGGGAGTCTGGTTACTCTGGATTTTCAGGTATATCAGGCTATTCAGGTTTTTCTGGTGAGTCAGGTTTCTCAGGTATTTCTGGTTATTCTGGTTTTTCTGGAGAGTCAGGCTATAGTGGCATTAGCGGCTATTCGGGCTTTAGCGGAATTTCTGGCTATTCTGGCATTTCAGGATTTAGTGGTATATCTGGATATTCAGGTGATTCAGGAATATCTGGCTATAGTGGCGACAGCGGTATATCTGGGTATTCTGGATCAGGCATATCAGGCTATAGCGGTTCTGGTATTTCTGGTTATAGCGGATTACCGGGTGCATCCATTGTTATTAAAGGGACTGTACCTAACGAAACTTTTTTACCACCAACAGGTAATCAATTTGATGATGCTTATGTAACCGCAGACACAGGTGATTTATGGGTTTGGTCAGGTACAACATGGAATAATATTGGACAGTTTGTTGGAACAAGCGGTTACAGCGGATTCTCTGGCTATTCAGGATCAGGAATAAGCGGTTTTTCAGGTTACTCAGGATCTGGTATTTCTGGGTACTCTGGTTCTGGTATTTCTGGATATTCAGGTGATTCAGGAATATCTGGTTATTCAGGAGTATCTGGTTATTCTGGAAGTGGTGTAAGCGGTTATAGCGGATATTCTGGCATTTCAGGCTACTCTGGTATTTCAGGATTTAGCGGTATCTCAGGATTTTCGGGATTCTCAGGCATATCAGGTTTTAGTGGAATTTCGGGATACTCTGGTTCTGGAGTTAGTGGGTACTCAGGATCAGGCGTAAGCGGGTATTCTGGTAGCGGAATTTCAGGATTCTCTGGCTACTCTGGCATTTCAGGTTTTAGCGGCATATCTGGCTATAGCGGTTATTCAGGCATAAGCGGCTATTCTGGTTCAGGTGTATCGGGTTACAGCGGTAGCGGTATATCTGGCTATAGTGGTTTTTCTGGAATTTCTGGCTATAGCGGTATTTCTGGTTATTCAGGCATTAGCGGATATTCTGGCAAATCAGGCTATTCTGGTCAAACTGGCGATGATGGCTCTAGAGGAATTAGTGGTTATTCAGGAATTAGTGGATACAGCGGTTCAGGCGTATCAGGATTTAGCGGATTTTCTGGATTTAGTGGAATAAGTGGATTTTCTGGTTATTCAGGATCGGGAATTTCTGGATATTCTGGATTTTCAGGAATTAGTGGATATAGCGGGTCAGGAATTTCTGGTTTTTCTGGATACAGCGGTTCAGGAATTTCTGGTTTTTCAGGGTACTCAGGATCAGGAATAAGTGGATTTTCAGGCTACTCTGGTTCTGGAATATCAGGATTTTCAGGCTACTCTGGAAGTGGTATTTCAGGATTTAGCGGCTATAGCGGTACAAATGGTGCAACAGGAACATCAGGATTTAGCGGTTATTCAGGAAATAACGGAGCTACTGGCACTTCTGGTTATAGTGGCTATTCAGGGACTAATGGTAGTAATGGAGCAACAGGTACTTCTGGCTATTCTGGTTATTCTGGTACTAACGGCACAAATGGTGGTCAAGGGACTTCAGGCTATAGTGGTTACTCAGGTGCTACTGGCGCAACTGGCGGTACTGGAGCAACAGGCACAAGTGGTTATTCAGGTTACTCTGGAGCAATTACTACTGGTTCTAATGCACAAGCTAACAGTTTAGGAGTTGGTACTGCGGCTTCTGGAACAACAGGTGAAATTCGTGCCACAAACAATGTGACCGCTTATTATTCTGATGATCGTTTAAAAACTAAACTTGGTAATATTGAAAATGCTCTTGAAAAATTGCGTACTTTAAGTGGTTTTTATTATGAAGCCAATGAGGTTGCTCAAGCTTTAGGTTATGATGTTGTTAGAGAAGTTGGGGTTTCTGCACAAGATACACAAAAGGTTTTGCCTGAAGTAGTTGTACCAGCACCAATTGATGCTAAATATTGGACAGTTAGATATGAAAGACTTTCTGCTTTAATTATTGAAGCTATTAAAGAATTGGCTGACCAAGTGGATGAAATAAAGAAAAAACTTAATTAACTAAAGGATTAGTGATGCAATCCCCAAAATATTCGGTAGTGATACCGACTTACAACAATTGTGAGAAATATCTAAAACCCTGTATTGATTCAATAATCAAATACACAGAAATGACTGACATAGAGTTGGTCATTTCTGCTAATGGCTGTACTGATAACACAAAAGCTTATACAGACTATTTATTAACAGTTTTTCCAAATATAACTGTTATTTGGAATGAAAAACCATTAGGTTTTTCAAAAGCTTGTAATGTTGGCATAAAACAATCTTTAAGACAAACTACTAAAAAAATAGTATTGCTTAACAATGACACTTTGTTGTTAGAGCAACCAAAAAATCAATGGTTAACTAAACTTGATAATTATCATGCCGATATATCTTCAGTATTAACGCTACATTCTAAAATTACAAATCAAAAGTTTGGTGTTTTCTTTTGCACAATGATTGATAAAAAAGTGTTTGACACCATTGGTTTATTAGATGAAAACTTTGAAACTGGTGGATGTGAAGATATAGATTTTTGTTTTAGAGCAGATCAAAATGGTTTTAGTCTTGTAGATGTTGGCTCTAAAGGTGATTTTCCTATTTACCATATTGCAGAAGGAACAGTCCATGACAACAGTTTGGTTCAAGATTGGAAACAAAAGTTTTATAAGAATGAATTAAAATTGGCTAAAAAATATAACCCAGAACACTATAGGTATTTGTTATCAAATAACTATGAAAGAGCCGTATTCCTTAAAGGCGATCCAGTATCCCCTAGAGAAACGCAAAGGTATCAATGGGCAACAGCTAATCTATACGGGTGGGACTTTCTTGAGATTGGGTGTTCTACTGGATATGGTTTTCAATTCTTTAAGCCCAAAGTTGCTTTATACACAGGGCTTGACTACGACCCCTTGATTGTAGAGATAGCAAAAGAGCAAGATTGGGGTGAATCCGCTCAGTTTATACAGGCAGATATTAACACCTTTAATTTCTCGTTTTGCTATGACACTATCATTGCGTTTGAAGTAATTGAGCATTTAGATAATGGTCTTGCGATTGTGGAAAAGCTAAAAGCTAACTGCGAACGACTATTAATAACAGTTCCACACAATGAACCTAAAGGCTTTTGGGGAGAACACCACAAATTGCATGGGCTAACCGAAAAAGATTTTTTGGGGTTTCAGTTTGCTTATATTAATCATGCTGGAGAAATATCAGATGTAATGCAAGAAGTTACACCTGAAAACCCAAGTAATTTAATGATTTGCAGGTGGGATAATGCCTAAAATACTATGC